CCGCCGCCAGGAGCGTGGGCACGCCGTCCGCGTCCACGTGGAAGCCCAGCCCCCGGATGGGCGCCGAGAAGGTCGCCCCGTGGAACGGGCGCAACCCTGGCCGGGACTGCGGAACGCCTCCCCGGAATACAAGATTGAGCGTTTTCGGCGTGTATCCCGCCGCATGCGCCCGAGGCGTCGGGCGCTGGAGAATCCCGCGCCAGAAGCTATCTTGCGTCTGTCGTTGCTGACGCGCCATCGGCGCGCCTCTTACGCTTCGTTCGTGAAAATCGTGATGGTACCGGTCGTGGAGGGCGTGCCGCTATTGGCGACGTCCACGCGGAAGTTTTCCTTCGGCCCGATCCAATACTCGTGCGTCGGCTCGTACGCGTACGCCGTCGCACTCGACGTGGTCGTGGTGCTGATGACCCGCGCCGTGCCGTCCCGGTCCACGATGCTCACCGTGATGACCTGAGACGCCGCCTGCGAGAACGTCACGTTGACCACCGACAGCTTGCGCCGAGGCGACACGACGCCACGGAAGCGCCGACCATTCTGGTTCGCCGCCTTCGGGATGCCGCGCGGAGGGTTCAGCGTGTCGTACGTCGTGACGAGAGAGCCCGCCGCCGACGCGAGGTTGAACGTGCTCTTGTACTCCATACCGGTGCCGCCCATGTTGGTCTCCTACCAGATTTCGTCTTCGAGGAAGCCAATGACTACCTCGGGGTCTCGTGTTTGCTTCGGGCCGGCGGCTCGAAGCGCGAAGGTTCGCTTGCGTTCCCAATCACTCCCGGCGAGCGCCACGTTGTCGGGGTCGCCTTCTTTCTCGCGCGCCCGGAGGACCGCATACGCAATCACGGCGTCGAGCATGAACGGCTCAAAGCCGGTGTCCTCGAAGGTCTGAAGCTGTGTGATTTCCGGCGCCGACGTCACGTATTTGAGCACGACCGTGCGGGCCGTCTCCAGCGTGGGGATCGCCGACAGGATCAACACCGCGCCGTCCGACCGGCGTTCGATGTCGTAGAAGTAGTGGCGTGCGTTCTGCGTGCTCGTGCTCAGGGCCGACTGACGGAAGTCCGGGTGTTGCATCGGCCGATACTCGAAGACGAGCGTGTCGATGCTGTCGTCGGACGTGGGCTCCACCTCGAAGAACCGCAACTCTGCGAAGTCCGGCGGGAGCCGAATTTCGTTCCGATCGGTCTTGAATTGGAGAAGGCCGGTGTCGAAGTTGCGCCCGTTGATCGCCACGATGCCGGCGTCACTGCGGAGAGTGCGCGTGAACCACGACTCATGCGCCTCCCGCATCGTCTGATGTACCTCTCGAATGCCCTCGTTGGTGTAGTCCGTCAGCTCGTGGTTGGTCCACAGGTTTCCCTCTGGGTCCAGATCCTCGTCGAGACGCTCACGAATGCGCGTGAGAAGATGGCTGACTGTTTCCGTCGATGGCATGATGGCTCCTACGCGCTCCGGTGCCAGTTACGCCGGCTGGAGCCGGAGATGGTGCGACCTTCGATCCACGCCAGATCGTCGTAGAATTGCCCGGCGTACTCGCGTCCGCGTTCCTTGTCCTTGAGCCACTTGGCGTCGCGCTTCGCCTTGTCACGCGCGTCGAGCAACGCCGCCCACTGTGCCGCGTTCTTCACACCCAGCTCGTCCATGATGCGCTGGGCGCTACCTTGTCGCAGTCCGGTGATGAGCCGGTCGACCGAAGGCAACTCGCGCGGCTCCAGCTCGAAGCGAAGGGCGTACCCTTGGCTGAAGCGGATGAACGAGTCGAACGCCTTCGACGGATACCGGTTCGGGTCCACCGTGCGCTTGAACGAGACCTTCTCTTCGATCATCCACCGCTCGTTCATGAACGACCAGCGGACGCGAAGCTGCGGGAAGACCCGCTGCAACTTCTCGTTGTACTTCCGAGGGAGCTGCATGGTTACGCCTGCGGCTTCTTGAGCCCCTGAAACTTCGGGCCGCCGCCGTGCTTGCCGGCCGCGATTTCCTGGGCCGCCGTGTCGAGCTGCTCGATGACTTCGTCGGGGGCGGACGTGAGCACGTCGGCGACTGCTTCCGTGGTCTCCGCGCGCCCTTCCTTCGCCTTCGTGTCGTTCTCGCTGTCCTCGCGATTCTTCACCGCGTTCTCGGCCTGCGCGACGCCGGCCACACCCGTCACCGGAATGATGACGGCGCGGAGCGGATGCCCCTCGTCGTCGAACATGGTGGGCGTGTTGGGGTCCCGCTCGATCAGCTCGTGGGTCTCCAGAAACGGCGCGGCATCCAGGTCGGACTCGTCCTTGCCGATGCCCAGGATGACGAGCGCGTGGACCTTGGCCTGGCCCTTCTGGGTGCGCTTGAGCACCGAGTGCCGGATGAAGAAGTCGGCATAGCAGCGCGGAAAGCTGCGCGTCTGGCCGGGCGCCCACTCCTGCGGCACACCGTCGAACACGATGCTGACCTTCTCCTGCGTGAACCGGTTCTTGATGTGCGCCTCGTCGGCGATTTCTGCGATGGTGAGATGCGTTCCCATGGTGAGTCTCCCTCTTCTTTAAACGCTGGCTGTCCCTCTCCCTGAAGAGGCCCCCGGCGGGCGAGGGAGGGAACCCGCCGGGAGCCAGGCACGTGTACCCGTGCCGTCCTACTAGTCGTCCGTCTTGGGGGCCTCGAAGAGAACCGTGATGGCCGCCGCAACGAAGTCGTTGTCGTCGTTGGCCGAGCGGATGGTGAAGTTGAGGATGTCACCTCGGCTAACGAGAACGTCCACGTTCTCGGTGAAAATGCCGCCCTCGGTGGTGATCGTGGTGGCCGCGCCACTCGACGCAAGCACAGTTGCGGCGATGTCCGTGACCTTCGCGGTGAGTGAGGGCGTGGTGCCGGTGGCGGACGTCCAACTGATGCCCACCCCCTTCAGCTTGAAGTTGCGTGGGACGATCATCGTCGCCACCACGTTGTCGGCGTCGGCGTCGACATTGGTGAGTGTCCCGAGAGGGATCACGATGACCTTCTCGGAATAGAGTTTACGTTCCAGATCCGATTGCATGCTCGTGTCCTTTCTTACTCGACGCCGTAGAACACGGTGACGAGCGGCCGATCACCGGCCGCCGGGTTGGAGCTGCCATCCGCCGCCGCGACAGCCTTGACGGTGAGACCGCTCGAAGAGATGGGAATGCCGACGCCGAAGGTGCCGCCGAAAAAGTACGCCTCGGAAGCCTGCTCCGTGGTGCACTTGGTCGACGCGACCACGACCGAGCCATCGAGCAGTTGCACGATGACGTCGAGCGTGGACGTGAGCGCATTGCCCGAGTCGACCCGCACGCCGTAGAGCCGACATGCCGAGCCGACCACGGTCGATGCCGTAGACGTCTGCGCGGTGAACGATTGGGTCTTGACGTCGGGGAGAACGGTTTCGTTCCCCATGAGACGCTTCAGAGCCTCCAGAAGACTGGCCAACGGCTCCGAGCCCACGGCACCACGATGCTGGTTCCGTGCGGCTCGCAACCCCTGGTCCTGTCCGGTACTGAGTCCTGCCATGTGCGTATCCTTTCATGCGCGGCCCGCCCCGCCAAGGGGAGCGGGCCGCTCAGGGGTTGAGTGATTACCGGATGTGGGCAACCACGACGTTGGTGTCGATGTCATCCAACCGGCCGGACGCGTTGGGCTTCTCGTCGCAGCGGTTGAAGTACATGCGGGCCACAGCCTCGAATGCGTCGACACCGTCGAGCCGGGACATGATCGCCCCGTCCTCGTCGGCCCACTCGAAGGGCGTGTTCTCGAAGTTGAGAGCGTACGCGGTGTCCCATGCGAACCAGATGCCGTAGGGCGCATCCTTGTCGCACTTGATCGGCGCCCCACCGAAGCGGGGGTCCTCGTCGATCGCGTTGCCCTTGAACCCGATGTCGTTGTTGGTCGCGCCACCCGTGCTGATGAACGAGCGATTCGCTACCGTCAACGCCAGGTACGAACGCCGGGTGTCGTACGACATCCAGTGTTCCTTCGCCCGGCCACGGCCAACCTGCGCCATGGTATCGAGCAACTGTTGGATCACGTCGAGGTTCAACGGACCCACGTTCGGGATGACCGTGGAGCGCGCCAGCGGAGTCGTGGTGCGGTTCACGTCCATGTAGTTGTTGACGTACGTGCCGTCGTCGATCATGCCGATGAGACCCATCGGATCACGATTGTACGAAACGTCCGCCACCTCGGTCACGCTCATGTTGGGAGCGCGCACGATGAGCGCATTGTCGGGGGCCTGAATCGCCGAAACTGCGGCGTTCAACACCACCGAGTCGCCATCGTCGGAGACGCTGACGACACGACGCACCGCGAGAACCGCCGCCCCCGTAGGGTCGAGGAACGCGATACGCATGTTGGGCTGGAGGAAGCGCGCCCCGTTGATGGAGCCCGCGACGCCCATGGGGCTGTCGACCGAAATGGTCGTGGTACCGGTGCCGACGCTGGACACCATGGCGACGACGCCACGGCCATCGCCCCACGACATCTCGTTGATGTAGTCGACGAAGTCCACCTTGAACATGTCCATCTCGTAGTCCCACGCGCGCTTGAACGAGCCACGGTTGGAACGCGAGACCTTCATGGTCGGGGTGTCGATGCCGATACGTCCGCCCAAGAACTTGAGGGGTACCTTCATGTTCTGGGTGGGCTGGTGCTGCGACTCCGGCAGCGGGCCGCCGGGGCGGTACGAGCCGAACGCCTGGGTGCGCCCACTACGGAACGCCCAGGTAATGCCCTCTTCCTTGCCTTCCCACAGCTCGGAAGGCATCTTGCGGAAGCGATCGTGGATGGCCGTCTCATTGTTACACATGTCCGTCAACATCTGACGGTACACGGTCTTGAGGAGACCGGCCGCGTTGGTCATGGTCTGCATGGTCTCTCCTAGTTAGGACCCGAGTGCGTCGTACTCTTCCTGTTCACGAAGCGCGTCGGTGACGGCGTCGTCCCAGAATTTCGCACGCTGCTCAGGGGTCGCGTTTTTCGGTGGCTTCAATTCCTTCTCGACGAAGCGCGGCGAAGACGCCTGGCCTGCCGAGGAAGGGGCTGCGGCGCGACGCTTTCGGGCGGCTTCCAACTTGGAAGCGCCTACGGCGACGAGCGCGGGGTCGACGAGATCGGCACGCACACGCTTGAACGCGTCGGTGAGTGCCGCACTCTGAGTGACAGGGTCCCGAAAGCGGCCCTTCAATTCCAGGTCGGTGAGCAACTCGGTGCCGATGTGCTTCTCGTAGGCGGCCACCGTCTTGTCATCGTCTGGCAAGTTGTGCTCTCGGAGCATCTTGCGAAGGTGATCGAGTCCTTCCTTGGTGTGTCGCTGCACTTCCATCCGTCGCGTTTCACGAAACGACTGGAAGTCCTCGGGCGCACCCTCACCGAACCGATTGGTGAGCATGCGATCGAGCGCCGCATTCTGCTCCGCGACGGTAGGTTCCCCCGCCTTGCGAGCAGCCGCGTCAGCGCGTGCTGCCTCTTCTCGATCCAACTCCGCTTCATAACGGTCGTACTCGGCCAGCCGGGCCTTCATCGCACGGAGAGACTCCGGCGTGCCCAGCTCTTTGTACTCCCGCTTGCTGGCGGCGAGCGCCTTGATGCGCTTCTGAAGTCCCTTGGTGGTTGCCTTCTCGCCCGTATCGTCGGCGTCACGCCCACCAGCGGTTACTTCACCGTCACCGTCGTCATCTTGCGCGCTGTCACCCGCGCCATCGTCGTCCGCACCAGTCCCACCCGCGTCACCGGCCGCGCCGGCATCCTCATCCCCCGTTCCGTCGCCTTCGCCCACGCCCCCAGCCGGCACCTGGAGAATCTTCCCAGAGCCGTCTTTGAGGTACAGATACGTGAAGCCATTGCGGCGGACTTCCGTGTAGTCGGGGTTGCTATTGTCGATGGTTTCCATTGGGTCCTTGTCAGTTTTTAACGAGGGTCTGTCCTCGGACTTGGTGCCCGCAGAGCAACGCCCCACGAACGGTTATGGCCAGTGTTACGCACCGCCCACCACGACTTCGATGAAGGCACTGGTGTCGGTGCTCGAATTTTTCGCGCGCAGCTTGGTGATGACGCCGAGCGTCCCGTTGGCGAACGCGTCACCGTCGAAGTCGGCCGAGGCCCGAGCGATGTCGCTGCCGAGGATGAACGGGATGTGGTTCTCGGCAAGTGTAAACGTAGAGAGGGATGTCAGCGGTCCAGCCGCCTCCACGGTCTGCTCCACCTCGACTTCGATGTCGGAGTGCATGAGCAGGAATTTGAACGCCGTGGGATTAGCGCCGCCAGCAGCCGCGTCCCAAATGGTCACGGTGCTGTCGGCGGGAACCTCCACAACGTAGCGCAGGGGCGCGCTGTCCAACTCGATCGACGGTGGGATGAACGGCTGGGCAAACTCCTGCCCAACCGTTCCCGAGATGAGTGTAAACGAATAGCGTGCCCGTAGAGTCGGCATGATTAGGCCGTAGCGGTCGGAGTCGCAGAGACCGTAGGCGTCGCAGTCGGAGTGGCTGTGGCACCGGTCGTCGGATACGCACACGCGGAGAACAGCGACCGGGAACGCGCCGTAATGCGCCCGCCCGAACAGTCGTAAATACATCCGACCGCATCCTTGTAGCTGGATGCCTCGGTGGTACCGCACGACGGCTGCGGACTGCGGAGGTTGTACCCGCCGGAATTGGCATCCGGCTTGGCGGTGCGTGTGGCCACCGGATCGGCGTTCGGCCCGATCGGCACGGCGGTGTTGGTCGCCCCGGAATCGAGCGCAATGGCAAGCATGGTCATGACGACCATCACGGCGACCGCCAGCTTCAGCGTGAAGAGGATGGTGGCGCGCATTACGGCTTCACCAGCGAGACTTCGAGACCGTCGCCGGCCTCGTTGCTGAAGAGGTACCGGACGGTGCCGGCGCGATACAGCGCCAGGTACGTGATGGACGGGTCACTGACGCCGCGCCCGATGGAATACACCGGACCCTTCGCGTCCGTGACGGCTTCCGTCACCGCACTGGACATTTCCTTGCCCCGATCACGCGCACCAGCCGAAACGGCAGTGGCACGAGCGTCGTTGAGAACACGTGTGAGAGTCATGCTAGCTCCTCGCCTTTTTGAAGTGGTCGCCGAGCGATTTGCCCGACGATTCGGGGTCGACCCCGGTGATAGTGCCCTTGTTGCGCGAGGCGTAAAACACGCTCTCGGCCTTCTTCTCGTTGGGATACTCCGCGCGCATCCGCGCCATGATCTTCTTGCCCTTTGGTGTCAGCGGCATGAGCCACCAAGATAGAACCCTGTTCGCGGAATTGTCAAGCCCTCCTGGTACGGTTCTTGCTATTCGGCCGCATCTGCGCGATCCGACTCGGATCGTGCCGCGTAGCCGCCGCCCCCGGCGGTCTTGGTTGCTGCGGAGTTTGCGTTACTGGTGGCCTGTCCACCCGCCTGCGCCTGCCCGGCGCTGTTCTGGCCAGGGTTCTCGGCGTCGACCGCCTGCGGGCCGTTCGGCATCTGCATCTGTATGCCGAGCAGCATGGCGTGCGGCTGGAAGTGGACCATGCGGAACAGCTCTTGCGTGGCGGGCGCGAGGTTCATGAATTCCTCGGTCATCATCCACGAACGGTGTTCCATCCAGTGCAACTGGAGGTTGTCGATGTCGGGGTCGACGAACACCGGCCACGACTGCTCGGGTGCCACGTCGCCGTCCTTCGGCTGCCCCTGCTCGTCGAAGTGCTCCGCGTTCCACGCCACCACCATGTCGTGCTCTCGCGCGATGTGGCGCATGTCGCGGTCGTACGCCTGGTTCAGCTCGGGAGCGCCGAACAGTCGCGCGTACATCCACTTGGTCTTCGGATCGTTGACGGGGTCGGCAATCCCCATCTGCACCATCTGCTCGTACATCGCCCGCTTCTTCAGAGGCGACTTGGGGAAGCCCGAGCCCGGCTCGATGTCGATGTCGACGCCGCCACGAAGGTCGGCCTTCTTGATCTGTTTAAAGGTCCATCGAGCGTTTGCACCAGCGATCTTCGCATACAGAGAATCGGGAGCGAAGTTGCGCCAGATCCAGAACGCCTTGCGTGCCCAATCGACGTACGACCCTTCCCACTTCTTGAAGAGGGGGATGTGCGCCTGGTGCTTCTTCTCTTCGAGCACTTGCATGGCGTAGCCCGAGTCGATCCGGGGCGCCTCGTCTTGCAGCTCGTACAGCGCGATGATTTCGTTCATCTCGTTGTCGATCTGATCGAAGCGTTGGACGAACGCAGCGGAGAGGGCCGCCGCCTCGATGCGCTTCGGCTCGCCGCCGCCGGCCGCCGTGGTGTTGCCCCGGAGGACCGCGCCTTCGATGCCGTAGACGCTGGTGACGTCGATGCCCTCGGGCAGCCACACCATACTGTTGGCGGTGCGCGCGAAGTAGAGCGACACCGAGGCGAGCAGCCGGTTGCGCTCACGCTGCGGCGACTTCAGATCGTCGGCCGGACCCACGCACAGCATCGTGCCGGGCACGTTGTCGAACCCGAAGTGGGTGATTGGCAGGAAGGGCTTGCCGGGTGCCTCTTCCGTCCCGTCGTGGAACATCAGCGGCTTCGACTCCAACACGCGCCCGTCCATCAGGATGCGTGCCCACAGGCCCTTCTTGAATTCCTTGCACGGCATCACGTACATGTCGTCGACCACGCACGAGCGCGTGAAGCGACCCGACGCGCCGAAGCGCCCGCCCAGCGTCGGCGCCAGCCGGATGATGTTCTGGAGGTACGTGAGCCCGATGTCCGAAGGCGCGGAGTCCTCGGGGATCTTGCCGACCATCTCGGGGTACCGCTCGTGCACCCACTCCAGCGGACGCATCCGGCGGAACAGGAAGGCCGGCTGATCGCGCTGGCGGGGGATCGTCCAGTCGACCCACGTCTCGAAGACGGTGGACACTTCGGACACCATGCCGCCTTGCGGGATCTCGTCGAATTCGGTCGTACTCGGAGCCAACGGCTTGCCGCACTCGGGGCACGCCAGGCCCGCCTCTTGCGCGTCGTCGGCCGAGCACACGTGCTCGTTCTCACACTCCCACTTCGGGATACGCTCGACGGAGCCGCCGTCCGGGTCGTAGCTGGTGATGAGGAAGCCGTTGGAGCAGAGACCGACTGTGGTGGCGAGCGCCAGCCGCAGCTCGTCGAAGCCCACGGACTTCTCGATGAATTGGATGATGTCGAGACACGAGTCCGCCGTCAGGCGGTCAATCTCCGTGTCGTTCGTCGGGCTCGCGCCCAGCTCGGGGTCGATGCTCGCCAGCAGCGCGATCAACTTCTTGATCTTCGCCTTGAAGATGTTCACGACGGGACGCGGCGTGCCCTTCGACACGTTGGTCCCACGGAAGTTGTGGAGGATCGCGTCGAACGTGATCCACTGGTGCCCGAGGAAGTACAGCACGTTCTCCAGGGCGTTGCGCATCACTTCGAGCCGCCCCTGGCTCAACTTCTCCACGAGCTGCTTGTGATAGTCCGTGACGCGCTGATTGAGCGTCTTCGGGGCTTTCGTCTCGGTCACGCCGATGATCTTCGCGTCAGCCATTAGATGATTGCCTCTTCGATCTTCGAGTACACACCTTCACCGGAGTCGAATGGGCGATCCTCGAAGGGATCGAACGTGGCGACCCGTTCCGCGCGTGCGCGTACGTGCTCCGCGACTTCCATCGCGTCCCGCTTGCCGCTCTCGCTGATCGCCTGAAGCCCGATCTTGTTGTAAAGGTAGTCGACCGCGTGGTCCGCCCGCTCGCAATGACGCTGGGCATCCGCCCGCGCGTCCGCGAGCTGCTCTTGCAGGAGCGCGATCTGACGCTCATACCCCTCTTGCACGCGCTCGTGCGACTCTTTGAGCACGGCAACGGGGTCGATGACTGGCTTGCGTGTAAACCATCCCATGATCTAGCCCTCGGCAAAAAACTCGTTGTTGTTTTTCGTTTTACGGTTCTGCCAGCCGCGTGCGGCACGACGCGAGCCGGCATCCAACGCCGCAATGCTCGCCTCGAAACGCTCGTCACGACTCGCACCTTCGATCGCGGGGGCTGGCTCGCCCGGCGCGTAACACTTCTTCAGCACAACCGAGAGCGCGTCCGACAGGTCGTCAAACTCGGCGTTGGGGAAGTCCGTCAGCTCGCCTTCGAGCGCCGTCATACCCGCTTGGACTTCGGCACCGCCGCCCTCGCGGAAGTACACGAGCCCGTTCGCGAACAGCGGGATGAGGCCCTTGATGCGCTCTTCCTTGGATGCGTGGCCGCCGGGGAAGTCGTCCACAATGAACGGCTTTTTGCCGAGACGCCACGCGTTCCTGAATAGATCCACGAAGAGGATCTGTGCCGCGCGTTGCTCGATGATGACCTTCTTCGGGTTCCAGATGTTGACGAGCTGGAACGTCAGGTCGACTAGCTCCGCGCTATTGCAACGGCGACGGATCGCGGACAGCACGTAGTAGTTGCGTTCCCGATCAACGGCGACGGTGATGAAGCCCGCATAATCCAGCGCACGCGACGTCGGCGCGTTCGCGTCCATCGAGACTTTCTGACCCGGCACGCGACCCGTGTTCGGGTCGATGATGACGAACACATTGCAATCTTCAAGTCGCACCCGTTTGCCGCGTTTGCCCTCTGCATCCAAGCGGACGAGGTAGTCATCGTCACGCACGAAGTTGCGAAACCAATCCGACTGGAAGCCGTTCTTTCCCTCGTCCTTCGGCCACACGTCGTACTGACACGAGAAGAACCACGGGTTCTGCTTCTTGATGCGAAGCGCCTCGGGCACGTCGCACTTGTCGAACAGCAGCTCCCCGTTGGGCCGGCGCCACGGGAGACGCGCGACCATCGCGTCCGGCCAGTGCCGACGCGAGTACGCGAGGGGGTCCCAGAATCCCCACGGCGTGCCGACGATGCGCCGCTCACCGAGTGCCAGTGAGTGGTAACAGTACGTCAGGTTCTCAAGCTGCTTGATGGTCTTCTCCATCAGCGTGCGGCCCAGCTCTTCGCCCACCAAGTCGTCCACGTACTGCTTCGTCGAGTGCGTGCCGGTGACTTTCGCGCCGACTGCGGAGCCCTTGATGGTCGCGTCCGTGTAGCGCCCCTCGCGCTTGAGCGTGAGGTTGAGCATGTCCCACTTGTACTTCTTGCCGCGCTCGTGGGGCTCGGGGATACGATCGCCGTAGCACAAGTGAAACAGCTCCGCGCCTTTGCCCTCGCCTTCGAGTAGCGTCTTCATCGGCGACATAACGTCCTGGGTGAAGCCGAGGGAGTGGGTGAAGATGAGAATGCGTTCCTCGACATCGCGCATCGCATCGAACAGCGCCGCGTCTTGCGTCAGCAGCGTAGTCTTCAAGTGCGACCGTGCGAGGATAGCGAGCCGGTACTTGTCGTACGTCTGCCCGTCCGGCGACTGCCACCCGTTCGGTGCCTGCCACGCCCACGCGAGCGGGCCGTGAAGGTCCGGCGCCAGCCAGTTGTGCCCGCACAGGTACTTCGCGAAGAAGAACAAGTCTGCGAGGCCGCGCAGGCGCATGTAGTCCACGAAGTCGCCTTGGAACAGCTCCTCGTTGTTGTCGATCGCACGAACGATGTCGGCCAACCGGCGGGCCTCGGCAACCGGACGCCCGGTAAGCGCCGGATCGAGCCAGAACCGCGTCGGCGGTTGGCGTGGCATGAGGTAAGACCCATGCTTCGAGTAATCCGTATCGCGGCGGTAGTACCATTTCTCGACGCCTCCGAGGGGCGCCATGATCTCTTCAACGAACGCGTCGCTATTCATGAGCGGCCTCGCGTTCGACTTGGTGCGGGCACTTCCCGTGCGCGCCCTTCGCGATGTTGCAGTTGAAGCAGAGGACGGTGTACCCGTCCTTGGGCCAGCCGCGTCGCTTCAGATCTACGAGTTGTGCTTGGCCATTCTTGCCGACCTTGCGCCGATGCTCCGCGCCGTCTCCGGCGGTGTGCTCCAGCGAGAGGAATTCCGGGTGAGGTTCTGAGCAGCACGTACACATGCCGCCGTACGCGGCTATCATCTCGCGCCGAAGATCGACACGGTACGTGCTGCCAGCTTTGCGCACACGACGGCGCGTGAGCGGCGTGGAGGGACGACGCGGGCTAACCACTGACGGGTCCGGGGAGTGCAGGCACGACGGTCGCCGTCACGGTGACAGCCCCTTCGCGCTTCTTGTCGTCGCCACGGATCGCGCCGAGCAACACGCGCATCGCCTCGGGGGTGATGACGGCGCCAGCGCCGGCCACCGCACCATCCTGCTTCAACGCGCCCAGCTTCAGTAGCTCCTGTGTCGCCCACTGCGCGAGTGAATCGTCCGCCGGCCGCCCGGTGGTGACGTCGTTCTCCAGACACGACCGCAGATATTCGACCGCCTTCGGGAGCGTGAGCGCGAGGATGTGCTTGGCGCGGCTGATCGCACTCTCGGCCTCCTCGGCTTGGAGCACGTCCTTGGGTCGCGCGAGGATGCGGAGACACGCGGGGTATAGATCGCTGTTCGCGAATCGCGAAAGCGCCGAGCGGCTGATGTCGCCGAGCGCCCGAGCGGCCTCGGCAATCGTCTGCCCCGCCTTCAGAGTCTCATTCAGGACCTTTGCACGCCGGAGGGCTTGCTTATCGCCCTCATTGAGACTCTCGCACGCGTACCGCCGCTCGATCTCGTGCTCGACGACGTCGGGCTCGGTCGGCGACGTAGCAACTTCCGTGCCCGTCTCGTCGTTCACCCCCCACGTGTAACGCACGTCGCCCTGGTGTGCAACCCTGTTCTACGAATTGGGCAACCTGCGGGTTGATGAGGACTTGTCAGCGAAACCGCGCGGAGACGTACCCCCAAGAGCCGGCAGTTAGACGAATTTCGGGGCAAGCGCAGCGAATACAACCCCTTAGTTCTTCGTGGTGCTCTAACGGTTGTTTCGCTGATGAGTTGGGCGCCGGGATGCCGGGCTCTCGCCGTACGTCACCGCGCCGTTTGGCTGACATGTCTCCAGCAGAACGCACGGCACCTGCGCACCACTCGTTTACATTCACACCCTTACGACGCCCGCCCCCGCGCGACCGGAGGGAGCGCACGCCGCCGGACGCCGCCGAAGGGCGTTCCGTGGCCCCCGGAACGGGCGTTTTCACGGGACGTTTACACCCTCCGCGCCTCAAGTGCCCAGATGCGGCTCTCCTCGACCTGCGTGCTGTGCCCTCCGCATGGGCGTCATTGTGACGAAACCCGCAATTTTGCTGCGGATTCGTCAGGCGTGACATCCACCATTCGATGCGGCAGGCCCAAAGGGGGCCATGTGCTCCGCACCATAGCGCCCGACGCGGCGCACGACACGTCACCCTCCGCATGGCACGGCTCTTGCATTCCTTGATTGCTGTACTCGACGCTGCGATGGGACGCGAGCACGCGAGGCGAGGCAGCCCCAACGTTTACACGCCTCTTGCCCCGCTTGCCCCCTCGTCAAGCGTGCGTCGTCAGTCCCACGAACGCCAGCACGCACGCACCCCGCGTCCCTCGTCCCTCGTGCCGCCGATGGCACGCCGTGTGTCACGTTTGCACCATAGTGTGCCAATCGTGCCGCTATGCCGGCCGGCGCCCCCTTGACTTTCCTACGTTTACATGGGGCACGCCGTTTGCACGTCGGATGGGTGCCGTCCCATGGAGTCGACGGCGGAAAGTGAGGCAGCACGATGCGACGTAGGATGCAATCGAAGTTTCCCGGTGTCTGCGTAGGGTGCGGGCGACCGTTCCCGGCAGGCGAGGCGATCACATGGGAGCGGCCGGACGAGCCGCTCACGGCGGGGCGCAAGCCCAAGGGACGCGCGTATCACGACGCGTGCGCCCCGGCACCGGACGGCGCCACGCCCGGCGGCATCACGCACACGACGGCCGGCGGCACGACGGTGGACATTCCGGCCGACGATGAAATTGACATGACGGCCGGCACCGAACCCACCCCGGACGTGATCGAGGCGCGGCCCTCGTGCAACGATGCCGGCACCCCGCCGACGACGGCGGACCCTGCCATGGAAGCCCTCGCACGTGGGCTTATGCCGATCATGGAGCGTGCGGGGTTCGCACGAGGCACGCGCGACAACGTGCTGACCCGAACGCACGTGATCGCCAAACGACCGGACGGTACGAGCACGACCATTCCCGACGCGCACCCGCAATTCGCGTCCCTCCTGACCATGGTGGAAGCGTGCCGCAACGTTTACACGCACGGTGCACCCGGTGCCGGCAAGAGCTACGCTAGTGCGAGCGTGGCGCAAGCCCTCGGCTTGGATTACCGGTACGCGTCCCTGACTCCCATGGCGATGCCGTCCCTCCTGACGGGCTACATGGACGCACAGGGACGCTACGTGTCCACCGACTTCCGCCACGTGTACGAGCACGGCGGGGTATTCGCCATTGACGAGGCAGACAACGCGAACGCGAACCTACTCGCCTCGTTGAATTCAGCCCTCGCGAACGGGCTCGCATCGTTCCCTGACGGCATGATCGCGAGGCACCCCGATTGCGTCGTGATCGCCACGGGTAACACGCCCGGCATGGGTCCCACGATCGCCTTTCCCGAGCGGCGCCCCCTCGATCGTGCTTTCCGCGATCGGTTCGCCTTCCTCGCGTGGACGTACGCACCCGAGCACGAGCGAACGATTGCACGGGGCATGCTCCCTGACTTTCCCGACGCAGCCGACGCGTGGGCGCAATGGGTGCACGCCGTGCGCGCCTATTGCGCGACCGATTACCCCGCGTTGACGTGCTCGCCTCGTGCCATTTACTCGGGCGTTGCGATGCTAGGGCGGGGTGGCTTGTCACTTCGCATGATCGCTGACGCGGCGTTGTTCCAAGGAATTGAGGGCGCAGTCGCCTCGAAAATTCTTGCGGCATGTCCCATGCCGGCAATCAAGGTGAAGCCGTGAGCGAAAGCACGACACCGACGCCCGAGCCCGCGATCACGTGGGCTGACTTCCGCCACTACTCATGGGAGCGGCTGACCCATGCGTTGACGTCGGAAGTCTCGGGCGACTTCCGCACCCGATGCGCAGCCCTCTACACCGAACCCCGCCGCACGTGGGACCTTGACATGGGCTACAGCGGCGCCGTTGACTTGACGATGGGGCGAACCAAGTGGAAGGCGGGGCAACGGAGCATAGAGCAAACGGCACGCGAGCAAGCCGCAAAGGCGATCCAAACGCGTGCGTTTTACGATTACGCATACGACACGACCGGCGCGTTTTTCGACATGCCGGCCGTGATCGAGGGACGGCCGGAATGCTGGCTTGCACCCACCCCGAACGGGGCAGGCGAACGCGGCTTGGTTCGCATGATCGTGGATCTAGGGACGAGCGCCCACGTGCGTGCCGCCGTGATCGAGGCGCGTATGTGCGCCATCGCGGCGGCATGCCTCGTGATCGAGGCGAACGGCAATCCCATTGAAGTGATCGCCATTGACTCGCAAGGGTTCGGCGCCCTCCCCTATTGCAACGCCGTGCAAGTCAACAATGCGGGCGAACCCATTGACTCGCAACGCCTCGTTGCGATGGCGCACCCCGCTTTTCTGCGTCGGGTCATGTTCCGACTTCAGGAGCTAACGCCTCGTGCCGATGTCTCGGCCGAATACGAATTCGGGTACGGGTCAGCCCTCGCGTTGACTCCGGCCGTCGTGTCGCAAACGTGGGGCGACCGATGCGTTTACATCCCGTCCCTCTACAATGGCGACGTTGCGCCCACGTGCGCGTCCCTCTTGGCACTAGTGAAACAGCGTCTCGGCGTGGATTGCACCGACGACGCGGAAGGCGAGGAAACTTGTTATGAGTGAAGCAACGGCAGTCGAATGCGCCCCGGACCTTGACGAGCACGGCGAATGCGCCGAGCCGACTTGGCGCGAATGGATTGACTCGCAGCCCACGCGTGAGGCGTGGCTCATGGAAGCCGCGTTTGCCGTGCTCGTCCCTCGATTCGAGGAAGCGGGGCGCACGGTGCCCCCCTTCAAAGTCTCGTGCGGGTGGACGGGTGCGGGGTACGAGGGGTGCACGTTGGGTGTCTGCTACCCGCCGGCATCGTCGAGCGCCGGCACGACCGAAATATTTATCAGCCCAACGCTTGACAACGGGCTTGACGTGCTGTGCGTGCTGTTTCATGAGCTAGCGCACGCCACGGTGGGAACGGAGCACGATCACGACGCGGACCACTTTGGCGCCCTCTGCTCGCAGCTAGGGCTGACCAAGTCGGGACGCGATCACAAGGGAACGTGGCCGGCGCAAGCGTACCCGAACGATCGTTTGCAAGCGACGCTTGCCGTTGCCCTAGATGCGGCGGGGCTGCCCCCGTACCCGCACGCCTCGCTGATACCGCCCCCGCCGAGCGGCGGCGTCAACGTCACGGTGGGTCCGAGCAACAATGGTCCCACGTTGCCCCCGCTTCCACCCAAGCCGACGCAGACGACGCGCCTACTCAAAGCGTCGTGCCCCTCGTGCGGCTACATCGTGCGTGTGACGATGAAATGGGCAAGCCGTGGGCTTCCCACGTGTACGTGCGGAAGTCTCTTCGCATTGGAAGCGGCAACGGAATGAGCACGACGCTTGCACCCACCCCCGATGTAGGCGGGGTGGGTGCCGTGGCCAGCGACGAAACCCCCGTGATGCGTGCGCGCTACTTGCGGCACATTGCCCTAGCTGAAGAGGCGACTACGTCACGTGCTCGTGCATGGCACATCGCTGCCGCACGTGGCTTGTATCGCCTCATGGTGGACATCGAAATGGACGGCGGTCCCGCGTGCCCCATGGGCATGCCTCATGCATTGTGTCTCACTGATGCCGAGGTGCGTAGCCTGGCAGTATAGGAGGAACGTATGCGATTCGTGTTGGTATATCGTATCGAGAATGATTCGGGGCATGGTCCCTACATCGGGTCAGAAGACCAAGTATGGTGGGGCTTCCCAGACTATTTAAACGGTGCGACTCGCGAGCGCCCCACGATCAAACGCCATTGGACTGGCAACTATGAACGCTTCGAGGGCGGTCGCGTCTTCGAGGGCGCCGACGAGCTGGAAGACTACTATTGCGGCTTCCCACATAAGCGGCTCGCGCATCTGTGGTTCGGGTGTGTGCGGTTGCTGCTCCACGAAGCGGGGTATCGACTCGCGATCTACCGCGTACCGCGCCGCGACGTGTTGGTGGGCAAACGTCAATGTCTGTTTCGCTTCGACGACGCCGAGCTAGTGGAACGAAGGCGACTCGCGGCATAACCCTTGCACGGAAGGACTTCACTATGAGCGTGATTCGCTGGACAGCACGAGAAGACGGGACCCGATATGCGGCTTGCTGGTCGGCCAGCTACGGGCACCAAAACGTTGCGATCTATCCGCCGGGTGTGCCGGCCGTTGCAATGCCTGGCAGCCCCATCTATCCGCGTCACTGGTCGGCCGTCTTCTGGTACCCCGGCAAAGAGAATCGCGTACGCATCGCAAGCGACGAGAGCGAGCTAGTGGCCATCGTCGCAACGGAGGTGACATCGTGAACGCATACGGCATCGCAGCAGAGGTGTTGAACCTAGAGGCCGAACGAGACAAGGCACGTGGAGAGGTGGCGCGGCTCAAGCGTGAGCTAGCCTTGGAACGTGACACACATCGGCTCACCAAAAACGAATGTTACAAGCTAGCCGCAGAGCTAGCGAAAGGCGGCACGACATGAGACACATGCGACGAGGGCGCGAAGCCCGAGAGACACGACGCGCGAGCGCCGAGGCACGCCGAGCCGAGTCGGCCATGCTCACACCGATGGGTCGGTGGCAACGCTGCAACGACCGTCCCGGTGCGTGTAAACGCGAGCGTGCTCGCCTCCGTCCGCTGGTCGAGGGACAAGTGGGTCGCGGCGACTGGATGAACGATGCGCCAGCGAGTTAAGCGACGCGCGCCACGTGGCAGCAAAATGCCCGTGCCGCCCGAGCTGAGATCCGAAGAGGAATTGGAGAAGATGCGGCTGCTCATGGATCAAGCCGCATATCAAGAGATCCTCACACACCCGTGTCACGTGTGTAGTGAGGGGATTGACAATCGCTTTCCCGCGTTTACTATCTGCACTCGTTGCGCGATGAAGGCCAATGCCGATGCGGTCGCACCCTGGCGCGAGGAACAGCGCGAGGTGAGCAGAGCACGCATCGCCCGGATGAAAGAGGAGCTAGCGCAACATGGATGAGCTAGAAGCGCAGTCGCGGATTGACGAGGCGAACGATCTGTTGTACGCCGCCGCTCACGTAGGCATCGGGCTTCAGGCGCGCATTGCGCTGATCGTCCGAGCAATCGAAGTGCTGGCCGAGGTGCGGACAGCGTGGGTGCGGAGTACCTGATGCCCCCGTCAGCAGCAGAATGGGCGGGTCGCGTGGAAGAGATGCGCGCGGCTTTAAACGAGGCGACGCAGCAGCGTGACGATGCCTATGCACGCAACGACGAGCTGCGCGACCGCAACCACAACCTCCGAATTGCGCTCCAGAACATGACCGAAGATCGCGACGAGCTGAAGGTGGAGCACGACGCCATCATCAAGGACTTCGCGATCGAGGGCGACAACGGCGTGCGCAGCATCATCGAGCGATACAACGCCGCACTATGTTCGATGAAGCCCCGCGAGACCATCAAGCGCAAGGACGCATACCACGACGACGGCTTCTGTAGTGAGACGTGTCGCGGTTGCTACGGGTGCTGACAGTGACGAAACGCGCGGCAAAGCTGCAAGCATTCGTGGGCCTCATCCTGGTTCTTGCAATGCCGCTACTCGTGATCCTCGCTATGTGCCTGGGATCGCAGAAGTAGCCTTGGCACAGGTGTTGCTATGACAGGACTCGATACCGTGTTGTTCGTAGCCCTCTGCGCGTTGCTCGCGTGGATGGCCGAGGAAATCGGCTTGTGAGTGCTGAGACGAAGAAGCGGCGTGCGATGAATCGGGAGGCGCTACGCGCCCGACGCATGCTCATCGACGAATGGGATCGGACAGGACGACCACACATGACCAACACGTACATCATTCTCCAGTGCCCACCGATCGGCGGCCAAATGCTGCTTGACTTCCTGAAGCATCACGGGGTGAAGCCGTACATGGTCGTGACCGGGACCGAGGTGCCCAACGGGTGCGACTCGTTTATACATCTGCCGCCGTTGCCTGCTTCGAGCCGAGCGACGGACATGGAGACCATCGAGCTGGAGATGGGTCGGGAGGTGATGGTCGAGGTGAAACCGATCATCGACAAGCCCAGCCCCACATTCGAGAACACATATCTAAACGAGCCCTATCCGTATCTGAATTCGTTGCGTCCGCCGGGCGGCTACCCACCACCAGAGATGTCTCCGTGGCGCACCGAACATGAAGAAGAGTGGGCACGCCGACGTGAACGTCAGCGCGTAGACGACGAGGCACGGCGCTTGTGGAACGAACGTCGTGCCGATCGAGAGGACCCACCATGGTAAAGCGCGGCGGGGTAGCTAACGTGGTACGACAGCGCCGGTCTCATAAGCCGGTAGACGCAGGTTCGACTCCTGCCCCCGCCTCTCGTTGCCCCAGGTGTAAGGGGCTGATGGCTACACGGGTATGTCGGCCCTGTTCCGACACAACTGGTTACGACACCGTGACCAAAGACCGAACACGAGGGAGCTACACATGGGGATAGAATTTAAACCCGCAGAGCGCCGCAAGCGCAAGCTGCGTATGGCGATCGACGGACCTTCGGGCTCCGGCAAGAGTGTCTCCGGCTTGGCGATCCTTCGTGGTGTCGTCGGCCCGGACGGGCGGCTCGCAGTGGTCGACACCGAGAAAGAGTCGATACTGGAGTACGCCGGGGTGTTTCCCGGCACGCGTCAGCCCACCGGCTTCGACATGGTGGCTCTGAACGACTGCTCCGCTGAGACGTACATCGAGGCGATCAACGCCGCAGCGGCGGCCGGGTACGACGGGCTGCTCATCGACAGCGTGTCACACGAGTGGGCCGGCAAGAATGGCATCCTCGAATACGTCGACACGCAGGCGGGTGAAGACGCGTTCTTCAGCAAGAAGGGCTGGCGGAAGGCCACACCCAAACACACCCGCTTCATCGAGGCGGTGATCGGCGCTCCGCTCCACGTGATCGTCACGATGCGCGTCAAGTCGGACTACGTCATCGAGAAGGACGAGAACGGGAAGAACGCCCCGCGCAAGATCGGCCTTCAGCCCATCCAACGTGAAGGGTTCGACTACGAGTTTTCGATCCTCGGCAGCATGGACCAGACGCACACGCTGCGAGTGACGAAAGCGCGCACGCTGGACCCAGGCGAAGGCGACGCGCTCGACTCGTGGCTGGAGGGTGCCGTCATCGTCAAGCCGGGGCTGGCACTCGGGCGCCAACTGCGCGAGTGGCTGAACGCCCCTCCGGGCGAATGGCTCCCGCCGGAATTCTCCCGGTCGTTCGTCGTGAACGACAAGACCATCATCAGCGGCGGCATCAGCCGCGAGACGTACGTGGCGTGCCTGAACACGGGCGCCAAGGTCGACAAGAAGCATGGGGGTGGCACGGCACGTGCACTGCTCACCAGCATGTTTCAGAAGCCATCCACAGCGGCACTCACCGAGCCCGAGGGTGTAAACATGCTCGCGGCTCTCAACGATCGGCTCGCCGTCGCGGCGACGCCTGCGGAGGAAACGAAATGACCGACGAAGCGAAGAAGCCCGAGGCAGAGCCCTCGCGTGACTACAAGTTTGGCGAGACGCCTGCGGGTGTCGCGCTCATCTGCATCCTCGCGGCCATGGACTGCATCATGGCCCGGCTGCGCGTCGAGGACGACGAGCTGAAGCTAGCTGTCACGCGCAAGTTTGCGCAAGCCGGCTGCGCGATGCCTCCCGAGCTGGTTGTCACCGAAGACGGCCCGCACGAGGACTGACCCATGAGGTTCACCAACGACCTACAACTCCCCGAGGCGATCGTCCGTGCTGTCACGAACGACCCCTACGACAAGGGAGATGCCGACTTCAGCGTGACGGGGCTCATCGGTCCCGTCCGCCAGAAGATCCTCTTGCAGCGTCACGATGACAAGCTGGTCGAGGACGTGAGCGATCGGCTGTGGTCGTTGTATGGGCAGATCGGCCACCAGATCCTTGAGCGTGCCGACATGCTGGCCGTACCCGAGCGGTTCTTTCTGAAGCGTGAGTACAAGGGCCGCGTTTACACGATCAGCGGGAAAGGCGACTCGCTCGTCCTCACCAACAAGGGCCTGCTGGACGACTATAAATACACACGCGTCTGGGCAGTGCTCGACGGGGCGAAGGACGAGTGGACGGCGCAGGTCAACCTGTATCGGCTTGGGCTCATCGAGCTGTTCGGGTACGTGATCGACAAGCTGCGCATCACCGCGCTCCTACAGGATTGGATGTGGCGCCAGGGCGGCAAGGGGAAGTACCCCGAGAAGGCTGTGGTGGCACTCCCGATCGAAGTGTGGCCCACCGAGCACGCCGAAGACTACCTGATGAAGCGGCTAGCGGCGCACGTCGATGCGCGCGAGCTGGAGGACGACGACCTACCTGACTGCGACGACGAGGAACGCTACGTCGGTGACGTCAAGTGGGCGGTCATGAAGCCGAAGCGCAAGAGTGCCGTCAAGCTGTGCGACATCAAAGGCGAAGCCGAGCACATGATCGAGGGCAACGAGGGGTGGTGGGTCGAGAAGCGCGGCGGCGAGAGCGTGCGGTGCATTCGGTACTGCGCGGTCGGCAAGGCAGGGCTGTGCAACCAGTGGCGGCGCCTTCAGGAAGAAGAAGCGAAGCAACCCGCATCGGAATCGGTCGACGCGGACACGAGCGCGCTGGACTAGCGCGACCAACCCCGAGGGAGATTTACACATGGACAACACGCAATCCGAGGCCGGCACGCAGACCGGTCGCACCCTGACCTACGAGGATCACCAGGCATTCGCCCTTCTCCGGTTCTTCGAGCCGGCGACGAAGGAACAGACGTACGACATGCTGTGCTCCGTCATGGGCATGATGTTCTGCGAGAACCCGCCCCGCACGGTGCCCGAGGTTGCGGCGCGGATCTCGAAGCTGACGCCGCAGGTGTTCCTCAACGTGTGCGACACCATCGACGCGGACCCGACGTCCTCCGATCTGATTCGGACGTACTCCAGCATCTTCCGCTCGATGACCAACATCACCAACCGCATGCAGGCGACGCCTGCTCCAGCGGCGGCTCCCGGCTCCATCGCCAGCATCGTCAACACGTTGCGTGACATCGGCATCGACATGCACGTGATCGAGCTGGACGACCGCAGCGCCCGGTAGTTGGCATGAGTCCTGCACAAGCACACAGTAGAGCCCGCACCGTGTGGGGCTCTAGCGTTTACACAGTCGAACCGTACACCCGTCCTGAGTGGCGGTGTCGAGGCTGGCGAGGGTGGCGTGTCACGCTGCTCGCACCAGGAGGTGTCATCCACTGGATGACGAAGAAGGGTGGCCCGCAATGTCGTTGCTGCCGCGCGGACACCAAGAGGGAGCCCAACAAGTACGCCTCGGACAACGCCGAGCGCGCACCACAACCCGCCCCCCATCGGGGCTAGGAGACACGCATGAACGACGCTACCAACACCGCAGCGGAAGCCGACGACGAATTCACGGACGAGGTTCTGGAGTCCGAGGACGGCGAAGCGGTTCCCGCAGACGAGTTTGCCGGCTACGAAGCTGCCGGTAAGCTGGGCAACGCCGACGATGCGCCCAAGCGCCGCATCATCGACGAGGACACCAAGGTCACACTCGGCATCGCCGGGTTCCAGTTGTACGACCGCAAGAAGGGCAGCGAGTGCATCGCCATCTCGCTGGAAGTCGTCGCGCCGCCGGAATTCGTGGGCGACGAAACCAACTTCAAGCCGCGCCTGTGGCTGAAGACGGCCCGCAACGAGGGCAGCAACAGCAGCGCGTGGGAAGTGACCACGCGTCAGGTCGCCCGCCTCGTGGCGGCGGTCTACCAGAAGGGTCTCAAGGACCCGGCGGTCGACAACTTCCTCGATCCGGCGTTCCTCGCGGTGAAGGACGTGACCGACCGGAGCAAGAAGAAGGGCGCGTTCCACGCGGCGCTCGTCACCTTGCTCAACGACGAGCTGAAGGGGAAGTCCTTCGAGACCGACATCGGTGTCGACCCCGCCAGCGAGAAGAACGGCCGGAAGTACAAGCGTCGCCAGAGCATCGGGCGCCCGTACTACCCCGGTCGTCGCGAGAAGGACGCGGACTAACACCCGCGTGAAACAGACCAGCGGCGGACACCTCGGCGTCCGAACGATTGCGTGCCCCCCTGAATCGACAGGGTGCCGCTGGTTCCACCGAGACGGGCGGCGGCGTGCTGCGCCTGCACCAACAAATTCCCCCGAAAGCGACGGGGGGCCGCTCGTTCCACTAGACAGGAGAGACCATGCTGAAACGCTTCGCAATGCTGACGGCGCTGGTGATCGCACTCACCATCGCCATCCCGCCAACCTGGGCGCACGCCGCCTCGCTGCGTGTGTGCTACACCGACGCCATCGACGTCGACACCAAGACCATCGAGTTTTCTGTGGGCACCCTCGTGGTGGACCCGGACGTACTCGCGGGTAGCGTGGCGGCGGCTGGCGTCCGCTGCAAGAACGCGCCGTTCCCGGCGACCATCGCTCGGGGGCAGAACCACAGTGCCACCCTCCGAGGTGTAAACGCGATTGGTGAAGGGGGGCCGGCGTCCGCGCCGGTCACGTTTCGTGCGCCGGCTGTCCCTGGACAAGTCACGGGTGTTACGGTTCAGGCTGTTGCACCCTGACGCAAGAGGACGCCTCGTGACCCACGTCGAAATCCGAGAGGTGCACTGATGTCTCACCCCGACCTTGTTGCCTGGCGCCTGCGACACGGCTCATTGTGTCAAGTGTGCCCGTTAAACGGCCAGCGCAAGGTCGGGGCCGATGGGCCGGCAGACGCGGAGCATCTCATCGTGCTCTCGATGCCGGAGAAGGACGACGCAGAGCTAGGCGTCGCGGCCGGATACGCGTACGGCAGGCCCGCCCGTTCGGGGGCCGCGTACTACTGGAAGCTGGAGAACCTCGTGCCGGGCGGCATGGCCGAGATTCGCAAGCGCCCCGGCAAGGTGTGGCCGGACGTCGTGCTCACCAACGCGCAGATCATGAACGTAGCGATGTGCCACAACCCCGGCGATCCGAAGGGCAAGAAGCCCGAGAGCAAGCAGGCCCGGCGGTGTTGTGCCAACTCACTCCGAGCGTGGATCAGGCGGCGACGCCATTTAAACAAGGACATCTCGATACACCCCTGCGGCGGCTACGCGCTGACGTCCGTGCTCCAGGCCAAGGCCGCCATCGACGCCTATCGGGGTCGCTTCGTGGGGAACGTGCACGGCGACGAGCTGGGTCCCACCGATCACGAGTGGGACCGGATGCTCACGAACGAGCCCGAGCTAGACATCATCAAGGCAGTGTGTAGAGGTAAGAAGCCGAAGGAAGAGTGGTGGCCCGCCTTCGAGGCGTGGCTGAAGGGCTTCATCAAGCTGTACCGCAAGGCCGAGCGACATCTGGCGACGCAAGCGAAGAAGGCAGGCGAGGCGGAAGTGCTCGCAGCAAACGCGTGGGTCGTCGACTGGACCAAGGTCTACAAGAAACAACTCGCGGCGCTGAAGCGTGCCGCCAAGAAAGAGGGACTGACGAATGAACACGAATAGCATCGAAGCGCACGAGACCGTGAAGCCGTACATCAACGAGCGTTGCGCCGCTGTGTTGGCGACGCTCACCGCCGTCAAAGAGGGCGGACTGACCGACGACGAGGGCGAAGCCGTCATGGGCTGGAACCATCAGAGCTACTCGCCGCGCCGCTACGATCTGGCGAAGGCCGGACTGATTCGCAAGACCGGCGAGCGCCGCCGTACCCGCAGCGGGTGCATGGCGGACGTGTGGGTCGTCGTCGGTGAGTGACAAATCCTACGAGGAAGAGCCCATGGGCCTCCTCGGGATGATCGACGATGACACCTATCGAGACAAGGTGGTCATCAACGGCGTGTGGTACGACGTGCCGGGCGACGACATGCAATTCGTCGTGCAGCTCGCCGATGGGCACACGTATTGGGGCGACTCGCAGGGCAAGCTGACCATGTTGGGCGTGCCGCTCCCAACCTCGGGGTTCGCCATCACCCATGCGCAGGAGGACCCCATCAGTCGCGCGTGGGCCACGTTTACACAGCTCGTGCGTGCGATGCCCTCGGTGGGGTTCGACCCCGGCGCCTGGGCGGTCGTCGCTGACGCGTTCCGTGAGTCGGTGTCTCGACACATGGCCGAGCCCATCGTCGAGGCCGAAGTGACCGAGCAAGAGGTGTGGCGCTGGCTCATGGATCACCCGAGCCAGGCCAAGCAAGACGTCGCGATGAAGCTGCGCGCCGAATTCAAAATCGTCAGGAGAGTCCCATGACCCCCGAAGACCGACCGACCGCAGCCCAACAGGGCGAAGAACGCTGCCGCGTGCTGCTCCCCGTCATCAACACCGACCACATGGTGTTCAGCGTGAAGCTGAGTGTGAAGTGGGCCGAGTTTCCCGTCGAGGCCCGCAACATGCTCCACGACCGGTTCGTGACCTTCGCCAACGACCAACAGTTGTTCATCGACAAAGTCCCGAAGCGGTGAGTCACGCGTTTACATACTTCTGTCCCGCCTGCGGGACGAAGTTCTCGGGCATGTACTTCGAGAACCGGCAGCAGTCGCCGGAGGCCGACGCGGCGAACGCGCATTGCCGTCAGGGCTTCTCGAAGTGCCGCGTGCCGATCGACACCCCAACCCCGTTGGGCTTCAAGTGGGACTGCGCGGGCGGCTGCCGCTTCGAGACCACGTCCCTCCGTGAAGCACAGGAACACACCCTACTGACAGGAGAACAACACCATGCACTCGTCCGACAACATTACCCCGATCTCGGGGAGTACCGAGACCCCGCAACCGATCGACCCCGACGCGCCTGAGAATTTCGGGCCGAAGAAGACGTCCGCGTGGGCGGACAAGGACGACCCGACCCCCGACGTCGATGAGCGCGTCGGCCAGGACCCGCCGGATTGGGCGCGAGCGTTTAGACAAGGCACGACCCTCGTGGTGAACGGCTACGAGTGTCAGGTGCTCCAGGTCGGCTTCGCTGGTGGGCGCTGGATGGTGCTCATGGAGCCGAAGCGCCTGGCGGATCGCGCCTCGACGAAGCGCGCCACGAAGTCCGAGAAGAAGAACCGTGGGCGGCGAAAGTAGAACGCCGTTGTTCGGCGGGCTGGACTGGCACGAAGGGATTGCGTACGCGGGTGTCATGATGCTGGCGGGTGCCGCCGGCTCGTTGATCTTGCTGGTGCTCTTCCTTCTCGGTATGCTGTTGAGCTGCCCGTGCTGACCAGCGAGGCCGAGGTTGACGCCGCGTCCGTGAAGGACGTTCGCACCGCGTGCAAGCTGCTGCTCGCCGAGAAGGCGCTGTGGGAGAAGCGCACGGAGATGCACGAGAAGCGGTGCCAAGGGCTCGAAGAGATGATGAGCGAGCTGGTGGATACCATCCGCACGATCTTGGTGAAGCAGAAGACCGAGCTGGAGCGCATCGCGCGCATCAGCTCCGAAGTGGTGACAGCGTGTGCGCTGCGCCGGGACGAGCTAGAGGACCTGTGAGACCACGCGGCACCTTCCTGCTTCCGATTCATGATCCGAAGTCCGTCTTCACGAACCAGACGTACGCGTTCGCGATGCACGAGGACTGGCGGAAGGCGGGGCGCATCCAACGCGAGGGGCCGACGCGGATACCGCCGCCCGTACTTGACTGGCAGTGGAAGCCAGTTGTCGAGACGGTGCGCCGCTGGTTCGCACTCACGACGCTCGACGATCCAGGTCCGTGGTCGGTCGACTTCGAGGCCACGCTGGACGGTCGGCCGGTGTGCGTCGGCTTCTGGTCGTGCCACAACCCGATGCAGCGCCGGGGGCTCTGCGTGCCCGTGCTGTCGCAGGGTGGCGGCAACTACTGGACCGACGAAGAGTGGGCCGAGGTGTTCCCCATCCTCGTCGACTTCTTCACTGACCCCACGCGCGAGAAGATCGGCCACAACTTGACGGGCTACGACTGCGGGTACATCGACCCCGGCTCAGGGGAGAAGTGGAACGCGCGCAGCCTCATCAAAACCGCGTGGGACATCGACGTGGTCGGCGTAGTGGGTGACACCATGGCAGCGCACCACACGTGCTTCCCCGAGCTGAAGACGTCACTCAGCTTCGTCGCCAGTATGACGACGGATATGAACCCCTTTAAACTGGCGGTGTGGGAGGACGATGACGAGGACGATACCCCCGACAAAGGCAAACCCGAGTGGGTACGGATCTTGGAACGTCCCGATGAGAAGACACGGGTGTATAACTTGAACGACAACTTTGCCCAAGCGGTGAGCTGGAACGTGCTCGTCGAGGAAATGTCATGAGCGTAAAATGGACCCATTATGTGCCGAACGGCTGGACAACCCAACGCTTCAACGATCGTAACCGCCGCAACTCGTACTCGATGAATTGGCACTTCGGCGGCGACGGAGCCCGTCATGGGCTCAAGACCGCACGCCCGGCCAATACCAGCGGCACGTCGTGGTTCTGGAATTACACACACAAGCGGTGGGAGATATACGTGCTGGGCGGTGTCAGCGCGAACCTCGTCGTCGCGAGTGTCCGGTGAAACGCCGCGACTTCCTCAAGCACGCCCTCGCGGGGGCTGCGGCTGTGGTCGCGATGCCGCTGGCGCCGCTGCTGCCGGCGGCTCCGCGCTTCGTGCCGTTCACCACGCAGTACGACGTGTTCCCCGGCACGCTGGTCGAGGCCGGTGATAGCCTCGGGGCCTGGCAGACCTTCGAGTGGGACGACACGCCGTTCCCGTTTACACCCTTCGACCCCGAGGTAGACGCCTTCGAGGTGGTGTTCCACAATTCTTGCACGGTCGAGCACGCATGAGCCTCCACTGCCGCGTCATCCACGACGTCATCAGCATGCCCCTCATCCCGATCGTGGGTGAGATTGGCTTGCGTGGGGTGCCGATCGACCGCGCCCTCCGTGATGACATGATCTTCGACCTGACGCTCAAGCAGGGGCAGAAGGCCGCCGCCCTTCGGCGTGATGGCATCACGGAGTTTGGCTCGCGCATGAAGCTGGGCTGGCAGCTCAAGGGCCTGGGCGTGCCGCTCGAAGTGATGACCGAGTCCGGCCAGCAATTCAAAACCGACCTGGAGATATTCGGGCGGATGAATTTCAAGTACAACACCGAACGCGAACGTGCGGGGAAGCCCCAACGGTTCCCGTTCCTCAAGGATCTGATCGACCACGCGCGGCTCACCAAGGCCCGCACCAACATGGAGGCGCTATGTCCGTGCGAGGATGGGTTCTTACGCACTCGGTTACAATCTTCAATTACCGCGACGGCGCGATACGCGTCGTCCGGTTGGGGTCGGAAGAATCGACCCGGCTACTGTCCAACATGCAGATCGTGGGGTCGTCACGGCACGAACCTTCAGAATATTCCGAAGGACAATACGGAGCTGGGCATCAACGTGAAGGACGTGTTTGTGCCGACCCCTGGCTGGATGCTCGGCGAGCTGGACATGCGCGCCTTCGAGCTGATGATTCAGGCCAAGTGGATGAAGTGTCAAAAGCTGATCGACCGCCTCACCGAACCCGGCGCCGATCCACATACCTATCACGCGCGTTTGCAGTGGTCTCCCGCCGTCTTCGACGCCGCGCCTAAAGAGATCCGCAAGAAGCGCCGGGGCACGATGAAGAACGTGATCTACGGCATGCGAGGTGGTGGCGGGGATCGTGCACTACAGATCGCACTGGCGAAGAAGGACGAATTCTTCAGTTTAAATGAGATGGGAGCCTTCCGTGAAACGATCTTCAACGAGTACCCCGAGATGCCGGATTCGCTGGAGAGACTTGAGCTACAGTTGGAACAACAGCTTGCAGCCGGTGAGCGGCGGGTGGTGTATAACGCACTCGGTCGTCCTCGTGTCCTCTGTGGCGCTGACCCCCTCAAGGAAGCGATTGCCACGATCGTGTCAGGGACCGGCGCCGAGATTATGAATTGCATCATAAAGCGTTTGGCGGTGTACCACCCGTGGGCATATAAGTATGTGGTCATGCAAATCCACGACTCGATGATGGTGCACGCGCCGGCCGACATCTTCCCCGCCGTTATGGCATGTGTCCGCGAGGAAATGATGTACGTAGTGTGGCAGTGGGGAGAGTTTGTCAGCTACGGCGTCGACATGAAGGCCAGCGATGTGTCGTGGTCGGCGATGACGGAGTGGCAGGAGGCCGCGTGAATGACGCCGTCAAACAAGCGATGGGCCGTATGCTCGCAACGGTCAAGAAGTATTACCCCGACGTCGAGCACGCGGCGCGTGCGGCGGCCACGGTCTGCGCCGTGCGCTGCATTGCGAACAACACGCAACCCACGAGCCTCATCTACGTCGGCCCGCCGTCGAGCGGCAAGTCCATGGTGCTGGAGTGGCTCACTCCTCAAGCAGATATACCAGACGGCGCTCCTGACGACGATGACGACGGAGAGCCAGATGATGACCCGCTTACTCCCTACTTCCACCGCTCGGACAAATTCACGGCGGCGTCGTTCGTCAGCCAGCACGGCGACACGAAGAAGAAGCACCTGGGCGACGTCGACCTGTTGCCGAAGATCAAGGACAAGACGCTCATCACACCGGAGCTAGCCCCGGTGTTCGCCGGGCGTCGGGAGGACTTCATTGAACGGATGTCGATGCTCGTCAAGGTTCTCGATGGACAGGGCTTGGTCACTGACGCGGGCACTCATGGCTCTCGCGGTTACGCCAAGCCCCACAATTTTCAGTGGCTTGGCGCGACGACTCCTGTGTCTCCCGAAGTGCTCGCCGCCATGTCAAAGCTGGGTCCACGTATTCTATACTATGAGATCGTCGACCGGGCGGACGACAACGCGACGCTGCTCGGTCTCATCGACGACGGGGCAGATAACGAGCGGGCGAAGCGGGCTTGCCGCGCGGCCATGGTGCAATACGTGCTCACGCTCTATCGCGAGCACCCGTGTGCATCGCTTCATACGTCACGAATCGTGGTGGCGCCGCACCTTCAACTGCAACTCGTCGAGTGGGCACGCGCCCTTTGCGGGCTCCGTGTTGGAGTCAAGGTTAGCAAAGAGGCGCCCGATGGGATCGAGGACTACGAGGATTCGACCCCCCGGCTTGAGCTAGTCGACAAGCCCGAGCGACCGTTCCGGGCTCTCGGGAATTTAAACAGGATCGTGCGGGCCTCCGCGATTGCGCACGGGCGCACCACGGCGACCACGTACGACCTGGCAATGATTCGGCACATCGTCTTGTCGTCGGGGATTGGCGCTCGCGGGCGTGCGTTTGCGGCGGTGCTCGCCGCTGGCGGCGCCGCCTCGACGGCAGATATGATGGAGCACATGGGCGCGACGCGTAACACCGCGCTCCGGTACATGCGCGAGCTAGCCGTCACGGGGCTCGTCACCATTGTTGAGAAGGGCCAGGGGAAGAAGACCGGCATCCAGATCGCCGACCACCTGAAGGATCTAGTCACCGCACCACAATACCGCGAAGGGAGCATCACCAATGACGCAACACCCGAGAGTGCAACCGAGATACTTCGAGAAGGACGGGAGCCCGATACCGGACGACGACCCGAGGATTCCCTTTCTGATGATGTTGGACCAGATCCAACTGATGATTGACGTGTTGGAGCAGGGGTGCAAACGTGCCTTTTCCATCAAGCGCATTCTCATGCCGCCCGACTCGTTCGTCCGCTTCTACCAGGGAGCCATCGCCCACCGGCCGCTCTGCGCGGCTGACGCGATGTTCGCCGGCATCCCCGTCCGATGCAGCAACGACGTGAGCGACATCACGCTGGACATCACGCTCAAGCCCGACGCCATGAAGCGGGACGCCGAAGTCGCGGGTATCCACTGATGCCGTACATCACGCAGGCACGGCGCCCACACTTCGCCGAAGCGTACACGCTCGGACTGAAGGCGCAGACGCCGGGGGAGCTGAATTACGTGCTCACGCGGGTGGTGCTCGGGTACTTGGGGAGCATCGCGGCATGTGGGTACGCCGACTTCAACGAGGTGATGGGCGTGCTCGAATCTTGCAAGCTGGAGCTGTACCGCAGACTGCTCGCGCCCTACGAGGACGCGAAGATCGAAGAGAACGGAGACGTACGATGATGCGCGTTTACATCAGTGGTCCGATGCGGGGCTTCCCGCAATTCAACTTCCCCCGCTTCGACGCCGTGGCGCAGCTCTTGCGCAACTCCGGCGTCGTCGTGTTCAACCCCTCCGAGAACGACCAATGCGAGTACCCGGACATCGACAAGTGGCCGGGCTTCGCGCAGGGCGACACCAACACGTGCCCGAAATTCGACTTGCAGAAGTCCCTCCGGTGGGACTTCGCGCGCATCCTCGAATCGAACGGCATCGTGATGCTACCGGGGTGGCAGCACAGCGTTGGTGCTCAGGCGGAACGCTACGTCGCCGAGGTGACGGGCAAGGACGTTTACATCTGGGACGAAGAGACCCAGCGGGCGGTGCTCGACTTCGAGCAACGGAGGATGGCCGGGCCGACCATCTACGTGCACGCATGACCAACGTGTATTGTCCGAAGTGTCGGGGCGAAGGACAGGGCCACGCAGGCGCGTGTCTTCTCGTTCGCGAGACGATGCCTGATGACACCAACCCCAAAGACGCGCTCGGTGACAAGAAGGTCAACCTGGCGCTCGTGCCGCCGGCCTCGATCATTCACGAGGCGATGGCGATGGAGAACGGAGCGAAGAAATATGACCCCTACAACTGGCGATCCAAGAAGGTTCGTGCGACCGTCTACGTCGCGGCTTGCATGCGTCATCTCTTGGAGTATCTCGACGGTGCTTCTTTTAGTTCTGACACTGATCCACCCGTCCATCATCTTGGACATGCTAAGGCATGCCTGGGCATTGTGCTCGATGCGCTGGAAACGGGGAACCTCATCGACGACCGTCCCGCCCCTGGTGCTGCGTCTCGGCTCGTCGCGCGGGAAACGCCGAGGAACGTGATCTCGGCGCATCTTGGGCTTGACGCCCCGGTGCGTGCGGTAGTAGTCAACGCGGACGACCTGAGCCGCCGTGACATCGAGACCCTCGGCACGTTCAGCAACGAGCATGATGCCATCGCCCAAGCCCTCGACGCGGCGGCCGGCGCAACGTCTCCGTTTGTTCCCATTCTCTGCCCGGACGGCGCCTTGCCGGACGGCGAAACCTGCCCACGCTGCGGCGAGCGACGCTGCCCGAGCGGCGTTGACGGCGGCTCGTGGGTCCACTGCCCCCCGGAGGAAGCATGCTGAAGAAGGCCCCGCGCATCCTGCTGCTCGACATCGAGACCGCCCCGAACCTCGCCTACGTGTGGGGGCTCTGGAAGCAGGACATCAGCATCGACAAGATCGTCAACAGCGGGTACGTGATGTGCTGGTCCGCGAAGTGGCTGGACGACGACGCCATCATGTTCGACTCGGTGATGAAGTCGCGCCCCAAGACCATGCTCCGGCGCATCCACAAGCTGCTCTGCAAGGCGGACATCGTCGTGCACTACAACGGCACGTCGTTCGACATGCCGACGCTCAACAAGGAATTCGTCGAGATTGGGATGGGACCGCCGGAGCCGTACAAGCAAGTCGACTTGTTGCTGGCCGTCCGTAAGGCGTTCCGCTTCTCGTCGAACAAGCTGGACTACGTCTCGAAGCAACTCGGGCTCGGCACCAAAGAGCGCCACCCCGGCTTCAAGATGTGGGTCGACTGCATGGCCAAGGACAAGACGGCGTGGGCGACCATGGAGAAGTACAACCGTCAGGACGTGGCGCTACTCCAAACGTTGTACCTCAAGCTGCGCCCGTGGATTCAGTCGCACCCCAACGTCGGCAACATCATCGACGAGTCGGTGTGCCCCACGTGTGGCAGCGCCCACGTCAACCGTCGCGGCATCGCACGCACTCAGGTCATGATGTACGCGCGGTACCAGTGCCAGGACTGCGGCTCGTGGTTCCGCTCGTGCCACAGCGTGAAGGCGCAGCGCCCGGAACGCTTCCAGGGGATCACCGGATGATGCCTACCCCGATCCGCGCGGCGAACGTCCACAAGTGCACGTCCAAGGCGTTCCTCGGGATGCCGGTGAAGGCGTGCACGTGGTGCGAGGACCACGTCTACAAGAAGCGCAAGCACATGGCGCGCTCGATCGCACGCGGCCACGCGCGCAACCACCCGGCGGTGTCCTCGTGAAGATCCACATGCCCGGCGTGCGCCGCCGCCGCGAGGTGGTGACGCACCTTCACATGGCGTTCGCCACCGACGACGTTGGGTACTTCACCGACGCGATCCGGTGGATGGCCCAGGCGTACGAGATACCGTACCCGAAGGTCTACCTGCGCAACCGCATCCGGGCCAACCGCGCCGGCCAGTGCTTCGAGGACGGGCGCATCGACATCCTCAAGCCGGCGGTGTGGAAACGCGAGGGCCGGAGTGCCGCCACGTGGGTGCACATGGTGCTCCACGAATTCGGCCACTACTACCTCTGGGCCAACGCGGAGCCCAAGGCAGAGCTGTTCGCGAGACGGTGGGTGCGCAATGCCGGCGTATAAGCGACCGACGTCCAGCTTCACGCGGGCGTTGGAACACGAGATGAACCGCATGCACATCGACATGGTCCTGTATTTAAACGGCGAGGAAAACGCCAAGGCCGTGCTCGATGACCTGATCCACTCGTACACGTGGTGGGAAGTGCAGACCCAGGAGACCATCGACGCGATCAAGGGGATTGCGGACTGGCTCCCGGCGTGGTGCCCCGATTGCGGGCTCACGATGACGTACGTGGAGCGGGACGAAGGGAAACGCCGCTGCGCTAGCTGCGAGGCGCTCCCTTACGACGAGTGGTGCAAGCTGACAGCCTACACTCCAGACGATATTCGGCGAGACGGAGACTGAGCAATGCAATACACACCACCAGAATGCTGCCACGAGCGATGCTCATACACAGCCGCCTCACCATCGCCAGGTCCACTTCGCAAACTTTATCGAGTCGGGCTTGGCTGCCTTCTGAGCGGCCTCATAGTCGCTCTCGCCTGTGCTGGGCTCCGCGCCTGGTCCCGGTGGGAGTACCTCGCGGTTCTTGGCTGCGCCGCTGGCGAGCCATGCCCACAGCCACCGGGTGAAGCTAGTAGCGCCGGGGTCGGACTGATCCACGCGTCGGCCTATACGCTTGTGCAGAGGCGCGTAGCTCCGCAAGGATACGTTCGCGCGCTTCCGGGTGCTGCTGGAGCAGATCGGCGAATTGGCTCGAAGTGATCGCCTTGCGCCCAGCGGTTTGCTGTTTCGTCGGAGCCTGCAACGTTTGAGGTACCGGGCCAATAGCACGGACGAGTGGCGTCGCCGCTCCGAAAGCCATCGGCTTCCGGCGCTGGAGGCCGCGATCATCGAGCTGGTATGTGCCTGGCGCCCCCTTCCCAATCAGATCCAAGAGACCCGCAGTATCGTTCGCAACGCGACCATGGGCAGCCAAGTCCCGCATCGTTTGGTACGGCCAAAACTGACGGAGGTAGTGATCGACGAGGCCCGGCCGGTTGTAGTCTTCCTCGATAGCGCCGGTCTCTGGGTTGACGCGCCGACCGCTGAAGGTGGACATCGGACCTTGAAACTTCTCACGTGTAAACAGGTTGATGCCAGTGGCTTGCTCAATGGCGATCTTTGCGAGTGGGTGAAGCGCGCCTATCCCCTGTTCCCCTACGTCGTTGCCCGCGACGAATGAGAACGGGTTCATGCCCTTGGTGTTGAGCATCATGATGCTCGGGGTGCCGTCCGGCCCTTCCGTCGCGCTGATCGGGATGCTGTCGCGCATGAAGTCCGGCACCATCGTGTCCCAATCGAACCCGTAGGACGCGAGCGTGTCCTTGGCGTCTTGGATCGCGGCGCCGCCGATAGCACGCGCCAGTTGCGCCTTGATGGGCTTCTCGAAGGGGAAGCGCATGAGCAGCTCGGCGCTGTGCTTGTAGAATTTGTGGTACGGGAACACGTGCCGGCCCACCTGACGCTCGAAAGCGGTGGTGCGCTTGTAGTCGTTCAACCACCGGTTCATGTTCTTGACGGCGTTCTTCAACACGGGCTCGTCCATCGCCCCAACGCCCATCTTGGTCAGCTCGTCGATGCGATCGGCGAAGGTGGCCATGCTTGCGGAGCCGTTGATGAGGTTGCGCACCGACTCGATGCCGCCGGGCTTCAGCTCGTAGATGGTCGACGCCGCACGGTAGATGTCTTCGAGGTTGCTGTTGGCCTTCGAGATCATCTGCGTGTACTTGCCGAACGTGCGGAGCAGCGGGTTGCCGTGCTCGGCCAGCTTCTCGCCGAGGCCGCGCGCAGCGGAGAACGCCTCGGTGCCTTCGAGACCGCCCGAGACGCCGGGCAGATCGAGCACGCCGGCCAACTTCTGTGACACCTCGTCGGTCAGGAGGCCGAACCGTCCGGCCATCGCACGCCCCGTGGTGAGCAGCGCGTCCATGCCTCGGAACGAGAACGGGTGCAAGCCTTGCATCGCGATGAATTCGGTGTTGCCGTACGCGTTGTTCAGCACACGCGTGCCCTTCGCACTCAGGTTGAGCAGGTTGTACGGTTGCATCACCCACTTGTCGCTGATCTGCGCGAGCGGGTTGGTGGCCGGCTCGAAGGATCGCTTGTAGAACGCCAGCTCGTCACCCATCGACGTGGGCACCTTGTAGACCTTCGCGAGCATCGCTTGGTTGAGCGGGAAGGTGTCGTGGGCGCGGGCCGCCATCGCCTCGGCAACGTCGCCCAGGTTCACGTTGGCCGCCGCGTCGTCGAATTCTGCGACTTCCGCCAAGCGAGTCTTGAGCCGCTCGAAGTGCTCACTTACGGAGCCGTCCAGGTGGATCGAGCCGGGGTGCAAGGGTTGGTGGGTGCCGGCCCGGACGTCGGGGTCCAGGTGCGGCTTCCAGTCCTTCCCCATCTGCGTGACGAAGCCCTCTTTGACGCCTACCTGCGCCGCGTCGTCCGCGACCTTGGCGAACGAGTCACCACGGATCGCCGCACGGTACGCGCGACTAAGCGCAGCCGCCGGATCAAGGTTCTCCAAGAACCCGCCGCGAAACATCGCACCAGTGTTCTCTTTATAGACATTGGCTTCACCTACCTTCGTGAGCACGTTGCGCACGGTCGACTGGTCGCGTGTGAGCACCTCGGCGCTGTGCGGAACGATGATGCCGCCCTTCGGACCCATCAGCTCAAGGGCCTCGTTCATGCTCGTGGGCGCCTGGCGCGGGAGCATCGCGGCAATCTCGTTCAGATCGAAGGTGGTCTGTTCGGTCGCCGTCTTCGCAACGCGGGCTCGAAAGTCCTCTTCTTTGGCTACGTCGAGGGCCGTCCACGTGGACTTCGCGGCGCGCTTGGCGCTGCGCTCCTGGGCCTCGCCCAACGCCCGCGTGTAAACGTCCTCGGGGGTCTCATCAGGCACGTAGCTCGGGTCTTCCTTCAGCTTGTCGGCCAAGCTGCGCTCGGCCTTCAGCGCCTCGCCCGTGGCGACTTGCTCGGGGGAGATGCGTGCTTCCATCTCGTAGCGTTGCTGAAGCGCGTGGTACTTGTCGCGGAACAGGTCGAGGGCCTCGGGCCGGAGCGCCACACCCGCTTCGACCTTGCGCGACTCCAGCGTGCCCCGGTGCGTAATCTCCGTGATGATGTCGTCCTTCATCAGCGGGATGCGCCCCTCGGCATACGGGAAGCGTATCCGCATCTCGGCGGTGTTCAGGTGTGCCTGCGCCTCGGACAAATCGCTGTTGAATTTGTTCATCAGGAATTCCTGGCGCGTGGTTTCCTGAGCGGTGCTGTCGGCGAGGGCGGACGACGTCCGCATGCGCGCGTACGCGTCGGGCACGGTCGTCTTCAGAAGGTACCGGCCGCCGCGCTGCGCCTGCGTGATCGGATCGAGCTGCGAAGCCCGCTCCGCAACCTGGGACATCAGCGAGGCGGTGCGCTCGAAGCCCGTGGCCTTGGCGATCTTGGCCGCGACGCCCGAGGGGCCGCCGACGATGAACGACGCATCGACGAGGGAGTCGAATGGGTGCTCATAGGCACGCCGGAGAAGCATCCCCGGCACAGATTCGCCCTCTTGCGGTGTGTAGTTCTCGACGAACGGCTCCGCGAGCATCTTCGCCGTCTCTACCGGGTGGACGGCGGCCTCTCCGACCGCTTCGGCCGACTTGACGGGGTGCACCAGGACTTGCCCGAGGATCGCCCCGAGCCCGGACGCGAAGCGCCCGACGTCCGACGCGGCGTTGCCCAGGAAGCCGGTGAAACTCTTGCCTTCCAGGTCGCGCTGCGTCTTCTTGATGACGTCGCGCTTGAGCACCTCGGGTACGTCGAGGTTCAGCCGGCGCGAACCGTAGGCGCGCGGATCGTCATAGACGTCCGCTTCGCTGTCGCCTTCGAGGATCTGACTGAAGAGGCCCATACGGGTTACTTACTCCGTCCGCCGCGAAGAAGCCATGCCATCAGCTCGCTTTCGGGGTTGATCTGGTACCCGAGGGTGCCGGCCCCCACCGCTGTGGCCTGCCCACCGGGGATCTTCTTGGTCTCGCCGACCTGCGGGGGCATGTCTTTAAACGGCGGCTGACTGTTGCGCGTCTCGTCGAGCGTTCGCCCACGCTTCTTTCGCAGCTCGCGGCCCTTCTGCACGTTGCCGCCGCCTTCGAGAAACGAAAGCGCCGTCTCAGCCGTGGGCACGGTGTTGCCGGACGTGTTCGCCGGCTCCGGGGCGCCTGTGGCGCCAGTCAGCCCAAGATAGCTAGACAGCGGGCGCGCGGGCTTCCCCACGATGTCGGGGGCAGTCACGCGCTGCTCTACCTGATCCGCGCCAGCCTGGGCCTGTTCGCCCGCGAGCTGAAGCGTGGTCTTGCCGTTGTGAACGTTGCTGATCGTCGGTGGTGCGTCGGCGTCGGGCTTGTCGGACTTCGTGGGGGTGTTGTTCCCGCCACGCCGGAAGAAGCCAACGTCTGCCTTCGAGAGCGGCAAGAAGGCGTTCGGCGTCAGGATCGCTTCGGGATCGAGCGAGGACTTGCCCAGGTGGCGTAGCTCCTGCTCGATGCGCGCCAGGTGTTGCGGGTCCGACTTGCCGTACTTGCGGTTCTTGTTGATGACGTCGATGGCGCGACCCACGCCGGTCTCCCGCGCCGTGTCGATGTACTTCTCACGGGTCTTGGCGTACGCCGACTCGTCCTGTCGCTTCGCCTCTTCGGCCGACTCCGCGCCGATACGCCGGTACGCGGCGTCACTCAAGTCGCCACTCGCGACCATGCCCAGCCACTTCTTGCCGGCCTCTTCGGGGCCGAGTTTCTTCAAGTCGCTGATCGCGCCGGGAAGGTGCTTCACCACTTCCTTGTCGACGACGTCCTGAGACTTCTCGCCGAGGGCGATCTGATCGCGCGCCATGCGGATGCGTTGGACCACCTCGCGACGACGCGGGTCCATCTGCTCTTCGTTTACACCGGCACTGACGTTCCCGAGGCCAGTATCAACGGGACGCATGCCGGCACCCGGCTTGTCAGAGTACGACACGGCAGCCGCGTCGTCCGCTGTGCCACCAAACTCCTGCCGAATAGCAGACCGCCGCACATCGACACCGCGAAGACCCTCGACCGCCCCGTTGTACTTCATCATCTCGGGGCGGCCACCGGCACGTGCCGGCGCGTCGGTGTAAATGTCATCGGTGCCGGGCGCGGAGGCACGCGGAGCGAGTCCGTACGCTTGCTCGTACTTGTCGACTTCGGCCGCCGCCTTCTCAGGCGCGGACTTCGCCAACAGGTCGAAGCCCGGATTCTCCGGCCCGGTGCCCTTCACTTGGTCGGTGAGCGTCTTGTCCATCCCCGGCGCCAGGCCCTTGCGGTTGGCGTCGGCGGGACCGTACGCGGCAGCGCGCCGCGCCGCAGCGGCTTCCTTGCGGCCGAGTTTCTCTTTCTTGATGGCCGCCACGTCCGCCTCATATTGGGCGTCCTTGATCGCTTCGGCCGCGCCAGTGCCCTCGACGGACACCCCGCGCTTACCCATCCCGAGATTCACCAAGTCTTCGAGTGAAAGAGCCACGGTTATCCTCCGAACAAATCAGCTTCGAGCCGACGACGCTTGAGGAGGCCCGGCATCACCTTGCCCCCCGCGTACGTCCAGCGTTGAAATTCACCGGGCACCTGAGCCCACTCGCCCTTGTTGAGCCGTCGCAAGAGCGTGCTGCCGGTGAACGCCGGCTCTCCCACGTTGAACACGAATGACACGAGCGCGTCGAATTGATGCTGGCGCAGCGGCACCTGAACGCACCGCTTGATGACACTCTCCGCTACCTCGATGTCTTTCCGCAGGAGCGACAGCCCTTCGTTCTCCGAGATGCCATCAGCAAAAGGCGCTTCTGCGTCGGGGTTAGTGCCGGGACGACCCCGATGGATAAGGTGCCCATACCCGATCGTGGCGAAGCCGGCGCCGTCGTCGTAGACGTGGCTACGGAAGCCTTCGACGCGGGTGAGGAGTCGGAGTCCGGCGTCGGACGTTCGGGTATCGTCATTCATTTGCGCTCGGCGCGCTCGGCCTTCTGCGCGGCTTCGAGACGATCGGCGTAGTCGCCCATCGACTCGCCCTTGTTGCGGGGCATGTTGTACTTGGTCGGCCGCTTGTCGTCCTTCGGCGCGGGTTCCGTCGCCTCGGGTTCGACGATGCCGCGCTTGGCGCCGACTGCCGCCTTACGCGGGCCACGCACACCGATGTCGGTGTCCTCCGTGGCCTGCTTGAGCTGTTCCTTCTTCGATAGGATGGATGCGAATGCGTCACCGGGCATGTTACTTCACCTCCGTGATGGATTCCGCGCGAACGGCGCGCAAGGCCGCCTCGACGGTGTAGTTGATGAGAGAACGAGACGCCTCGATGCCGACGCGCTCCGCGTACGCCGTCAGGTACTCCTGAACGTTGGCCGCCTTGATCGAGCCGCGTCCGGGGGCTGCGTCGATCGTACCGACCCGGCGCTTGGCCTCTTCGAGCAGCACGGACGCTCCAACGGCGCCCGCCTCGGCGATGATCGACGCGACCGCGTCCGAAAGGATGCGCCCGCCGGGACCGTGCATGAACGAGAAAAACTTGGCTGAGAGGTAGCGAAGGAATTTCATGGTTGTCTCCTGTGGCCTAGCCGCGACGTGCAAACGGGCTGGCGTGTACTCCAGTGGCTTCACCACTATAAGACGCCTGGATGGGCGCGTCACCGGGGTTCCGGTTCACGCTACCGTCCGCGTTGCGTGGTACGGGCATGTTGACCGGCGAGCCCGGAGTGCCGTTCGGCATCACGGTCGGCTTGCCGGGGGCCGCCATCCGGGGCGACGCGGCCGGACGCGCCTGCGCCGGGCTCGCCGTAGGTGGCGCCGCCTGCGGCATCGGCCCCGCAGCGGACGGCATCGCCGCCGCGCCGAAGGGGCTCATCCACGGACGAGGCTTCCACGGGTCGAACATCGACGCGAACCCAGCGCCGGGCTTGGTCGGGGGCTTCATCATTTAAACACCAGGGATGAGGGTCTTCAGGCCCTTGAAGAACGCCACCGAGTCGGTGACGCTCTGGCCCGCGACGTAGATGCCGAACAGCGTCGAGCTGAAGCTGTAGAAGTGCTCCAACTGGATGCCGTCCGAGATGAACCGAGCCGCACCGAGCCCTGCGACGAGGGTCACGAGGTAGCCGAGGAACCGTTTGCCGACGATGTCCAGCATGTCATTTCTCCTGTGAAACTGCCACGTTAGTACGTGGAACGGTGTTTTGCAAGCGGTCGATCTGCGTGTCTATGTGTTGAAGCCGCCTGATGATTTCATCCAGCTTGTCCACCGTCTTCAAGTCGATGATGTGCTCAACCTGTGTCGTGGTGAGCGACGTCGCGGCGAGAGCCACCACGTGTCGATCGACGGCGAGATACGCGCCGACGATGGCGAGAAAGAGGGTGACGATCGCACCAGCAAGTTGAGGAATGTACTTGGTCATGGGTAATTGCTCCGTCATGGTGCCATAGGATCGGGCGGCCCAGCAGCCATGCACGCTAGCCAGGTGCACGTGCCGACTGCGGAGCCACTCGTCGGGACTTCTTGAGCCAGCAACCGGTACACAGTACCGGCCGGTACATACAACGGTTGATTGCTGTACGACGTCACTCCAAGATCATCCGACGACGAGCACATGACGACGGAATTGCTGTCACCCGTGAGCGTGCAATACGGTCCATCGCGGCGGTCGGTCCAATCGCATATGAGGTTCGTCGTTGCCGGCCAGTTGGGGCGGCACGACGCTTTCAGCGCGGTTTGAAAGCGAGAGTAGAACGTACGCCCCCACACGAAGACGCTGTTCTTCGTGCACGTCACGTTTGCCACCACAACATCGAAGGGCCACGACACGAAGGCCGAGGCGTATCCAATCGGGTTGCCGCCAATACCGCCGCCGGTCCCGCTCGATCCAAAACTCTGATAGGGGCCGCCTTCGGCCCAGCACGTGCCGTTGATCGGACGGCCGCCACTCACGATACGTGGCTCCGGGCGCGGGGTGGGCGTAGCCGCAACCGTGGCCGCCACTGTTGAAGTCGCCACCCCTGTAACCGTAGCGGTGGGTGATGGTGACGTGGTAGGCGTCGGAGTATCTGTCGCGCTTGTATTCGTCGGCGTGGGCGTCGTGGTCGGCGCGATGTAAACGTGATCCTTCGCCGTGATGTCGTCATTGAACGTCTTATCGCCGGCAAACGCCTGAGCCAACGTCGTTACGCATCCCTTGGTCGACGCATCAGCCGTTGAGCACGACAGCGAGAACACGTTTCCCGGTCCACCGTCCAGGCTGTCGATGCCAGATGAAACACTAAGCTGCCGCGACTGCGGAAGGATGCCGCCCGCACCAGTGACCGTCAGGTATGACAAATCGCGATCCGCCTTCGGGCTCGCGGTTGCGGTAGGTGTCGGTGTCAATGAAGCCGTGGCCGTAGGCGTAACCGTCTCAGTCGGCGTTGCCGTTACCGTGGCCGTGGGAGTTAACGTGGCCGTGGGAGTCGCCGTCTCGGTTGGTGTGGGCGTCGGAATGAAATTCGTTGCCAGCTCACAGATCGCGTCGCCGTTCGTGCCAATACCGGTCGATACGTACCCGCTCGGACACGGAATCGGGTTGAAACACAGCTCGTCCGAGCAGTGGTGTTTGTGGCACGTCGCAGAGCTGACGCTGTTGCCGCACGTCCCGCCCCACACGAATTTGTTCCCCTGCGCCACCGGGCAATCCCCGTTCGCCCACGTGTGATCGGGGGCGAAGATCGCGTTCGGGGCGATGGGCTCCACGGCGTACGCCAGCGTGGCCACCAAGATGCTTGCGGAGATTAGGAGGGCTATTCGCCGCATCATTGCACCGTAGGGGTGGCCTGTGGGGTACCGACCGTCATGGTCGGTGTCGGCGTGCGCGTCCGCGTCGCGCACGGATGCTCAAACGTGCACAGCGGATCGAAGGGACACGTCGGGGTAGGCGTCGGCGTACGTGTCGGTGTGGGTGTCGCGGTCTTCGTCGGCGTCGGCGTCACTGTCCGCGTCGGAGTCGGGGTCGCCGTACGCGTCGCCGTCACTGTTACGGTCGGCGTGGGCGTTGCGGTTGCGGTCGCTGCCACCGTCGAGGTTGGCGTCAGCGTTGGTGTCGGCGTCAGGCTTGCGGTCGGTGTAGGGGTTAGCGTAGGCGTCGCGGTAACAGTCACGGTAGGCGTCGGTGTAGGCGTCCGAGTTGGTGTGGGGCTTGCGGTTGGTGTCGGGGTCGGTGTCGCCCCGCCGAAGTTGCATTCCATCGCCCATTGGAGGCTCCCCGATCCATCGGTATGCCCGACGCGCGTTCCTGTCAGCGCAACGCATCGTCCGGCCGGCACGTTCACGGCTTGATTCGTGAAGGTGCACGTGTGGGTGTTCGTCGTCGTGTTGATCTGACACAAGGTACTCGTCGAGTTGTACGTGGTCGACGCGGCACAGCTCGTGCCGGATGTGTCACCATATTCCACCTTGATGTCCCACGTCCCGGCGCTCGGGGTCGTGCCCATCGACACGATACCCGTGCACGTCCCGAGCTGGTACGGCGTAACTTGACGGCTGCCCGACGTATTGAACGCGCCGGCCACGCGCCCCATCTTGAGTGCAGTAATCGCCTGGTTCGTCGCGGCGCCGTACAGTGTAAACGCGCCGGTGTCGAAGGGCGAACCGGTATCCGGCGAGCACTCACAATGGAACATCTCACCGCCGGTGCCGGTGCTCGCGCTCGTCTCTTCCTGACGCACGCGCCACGCGCCAAACTGCGGGATGGAAATATCCGTGGTGTTGCGCGCCCAATTCCCGCTCTGGTTGGTATTCGCAATCGTCGCCAGATTGTCGATCCGCGTGTACGTCAGGTCCGTGACTATCTGGGTGCCTGTCAACGCCGCCGTCGATTGCTCGAAGTCGTACGTCCAGCTCTGGCCGGCGCCCGGCGCCGTATCGAGCGAGAAGCCACACGCACACCCTTCGTACGCCAACGGGGCCAAGAAAAAGGTGTTCACGTCGCCGACTGTCGTGCTCGGGATTGGCCCGAGGTATGACGTCGCGCTGAAGGTCGAATTCGTGCCGGTGACGTACTCCGCGTCGCCGTCAAGCCCGTCCGGGTTCAACGCAATCGCGGAGAACACCGCCGAGGCGTCGTTGGCCGTGCCGGTCTCCACAAACTTGAGGCTCATGCACGAGTGCGCCGCTGCGCCGACGTTCGTGCCCACGCTGAACAGGTCGAACGACGTCGGGCCGCCGAATCCATTCGTGCCGGTGATCGAGAAGATCGTCCCGCTGTCTTCCATGTTCGCCGAGTCGTCCTGACACGACGTTCCGGCTGGCAATGCCGTCTCGTTGTAGAGAAGGTGGACATCCCAACCATTCCCCACGCCGGGCACACCACCGAGTTGCACGAAGATCGTGACGTTGCGAACCGCCTCGCCAGTGATCCAGTACACCAGATCGTCGACCTGGGAGTTAGTCGTGACGCCTCGGCCGGCGAAGAAGTCCGCCTGAAGCGTACCGGTACCACCGTTACCGGTGAATGTGGTGTTCCCGTCCGATGTTGCCCACACACGTGTCGGGAGGCACGTGAGGATGACGAGCAACACCATGCGGACGGCAGCGCGCATTAGATGTTCTGGAACACGCTGCCCGGCTTGCCGACCTGATGCGGGGTGTGGGTCTCGCCGAAGTGCTGCCCGGTGTTCGGGTCCACCCCGCGCTCACGTCGCAGCTTCGCGGCCTCTTCGAGCGCCAGGTCACGCGCTTCCTTGGAGTCCGCCCGTGTCAGGTCGAATTGCCGCCCCTGTTCCTTCAGCCGGGCTTGCTCCATCATGAGCTGGTTCTGGAGCGACGCGGACATCTGGTTGTACTTCGCGTTGTCGATGAGACTGCCGTTGTACGCCTGGTCGAGCTGCGCCTGGAGCTGGCGCGCCGCGTTCGTGGCGTCGGCGAACGACAGGTTCTTCTGCTGCACGAGCTGCGAGAATCCCAGGTCGAGCACCGCCTGTTGCTTCTTCGCGTCGGCGTTGATTTCCGCCTGGGTCTTGTTGGCGTCGGCCACGGCGTTACCGTACGCCACGTTGCTCGCGGTCATCGACGCGTTGTACGCGCTCATGAGTGAGGCAAGGGACGACGACGCGTGTCCGTACACGTCGGCCTCGCCCTCACGGATCGTTTGCGCGCCGGCAAAGCCCGCCTCGGAGAGCGCGTGGAACCGCTCCGCGTCCGCCTGTTGCGTGATCGCGTTGAAGCCCCCGGTGTACCCCGCCTTCGACGCGGAGTTGCGCGCGTTGCGCTCCACTTCACTCATCGCACTGGCGCCCTTCTCGGACGCGAGCCCCATCAGGTTCTTGAACGCGAGGCTATTGGTGGGATCGTTGAAATTCTTCGCGGCCTGGTTGGCGACGTTGGCCGCCTCTTGGATGCCGGTCTTGTCCGGGTGCCCGAAGTCGCTGTGCTTGGGTGTGGGAATGGGTGACGTCGCCCCCACGATCGGACGCGTCGGGTCCGGGCCGTAGTCGGACTTGGTGGGCATGCCGACCTTGGGCGGCTTGATGGCCGCATTGGGTGGCTTGCTCCCGCTGATGATCGTGCCGAAGCTGGAGCCTACGCCGAAACCGCCGCCGGTCTGTCCGCGAGTGAGTGTGCCGCCAACGTTGAAAGCCATAGCTCCTCCTACCGAGTCCGAAACGTAGCGATAAGTATATCACCGCTTTGCGGCGGTGTGCCAACAACGATGGTGGTCGGGTCGTTGACATCGAAGAAGAATTGGAGTGCGCCAGGGGGGTTCTGCTGGGTCTTGACAAGCGGCTGGGTATTCCCCCCGCCGATGCCGTAGACCACCCGGACGTTCTGCCCGGCCACCGGCCCGGACAGCGTGTAAACAGTGTTGACCCCGTCGAACGCCCCGGCCGGCGGCGCGTCCTCGCGCAACAGCTCCTCGGACGTCCGGGGGGTGGCGTTGTTCAAGAGCCGCATAGCAGCCGCCACAAGTGCGCGGGTGTTCCCGCCGTACTTCCGGCGCTCTTCGCTCAGGTCGATGCCCAGCCGGAT